TATACGGAATCGTGAGATTGACAGGCTTTCCGTACAATGCACTGATTTGTCCAAAACTGATTATGATGGACAAGAAACGATATAGGCATAGAATGTTAATCAGCAGGGAAAACGAAAAACTTCGTTCTATCACAAAGGCGGCAGGAGCTGGGAGCAGAAAAGCTATAAGCTTTGTTAAGTATCATTGCTGGAATTATGAAGATGGAACTTCCTCGATATGGACAAGATTCATGAATGGAGAGCCGATTTCCTACGCATTGTACTTTTGTACAAGTCAGGAAAAAGATAATTGCCTAGAAGATATTGAAAATGAAAAATATAGTGGTCGTCCAGTGCGTGAGATGACAGACCTGACAAGTGCGTCAGAGGAGAGAACTTCTAAAAAAGATGAGTGTTTAGCAAAATTTCTTGAAAGCATTGACAAATTACAGCAGTTTACAGTAGCACATGGACAAAAAGGAATGTTGTGGGAAGTATTTGAAAGTTTATCCTGCCTGATGGGTGAATACATGATGGAAAGTAAAAACATGAGAACAGAGGACAAGTTATTAAACTCAAAGAGATAATCCATACCATAGATGGAGCGGAAAAAGATAAATTTTGTAAGACGGCAAGAGATAGCCTATAAGCGACAAGCATTTTAAGTTCCTTTGTTGTATTCTTGAACTTGCGATTTTGCTTGTGATCGTTTTGGCTATGGCAAGAGTATTCTGTTAAAAGAAACATGGGGCGGTGGGTACAATCCTGCTGCCCACATTATAGAAAGATGGTTCTTAGTATAGCAAAAGAGAGGAAAGACAATTGAGAACCAGGATAAGTTGTCAGAAACTTATTAGTTGCTAAAGCGGAAATGTTAGGAGGTTGGCTTGTGTGATAACAGATGAAGAATTGAAAAAAGTCTATGGAATGTTTACGGATGCATGGAAGTTTTACAAGAAATATGCGGACGTGCAGCAGTCGGACGAATATTGGGAAGCCATTGTTGATGAATCCAGGCAAATTGCAAAGAAGTATGATAATGCGAAACTTGCGATCGCCTTATTACTGGCGACGATTGATGAACTAGAAAGGAAAAGCAAGGAAGTAAAGATGCTGAACCGCTTAAAAAGTGATTGAGGAGTATAGTTTTTTGTAACGGTTTTTCTCTGATTTATCCCCAGTATTCATAGATTTATCATGATTTTTCCCGGATATTTGGGAAATGAATTGTTAAAAAATATTGAAGCTGTCCGGGCATGGAGGAGTTTGTAAACACGATATATGCGCAAGATGAATAGTTGCAAATAGTGGCATTTCCCCGGAACTGGGGAATTTATATACACAATAATATAATAGGCGCATGGCAGCAGTTTTTCCGTACTTTTCAGGTAAAAGGTAGCAGAGGGGAAATTTCATAAAATGCGCAGAAGTGCGCACAAAAAAAGAATTTTTAGACACGATAACGCGCAGAAGGAAAATTCGAGGAAGTTCGAGCAAAAAAAGGAATTATGTAACACGATAATACACATGAGGGAAATGCACAAAAATGCAAACAAAAAAGGAGTTTCTTTACACGATATACGCAGGAACGAAAAACCTTGATTTTCTGGGCAAAACTGAGTTTGTGGACATGATACGCACGCAGGAGAAAAGTTACAAAGAGTTACACAAAAAAAGAGTGTGCCGATCAGGCATGGCGTAGATCAGCAAGACACCGGAGCAAGCAGCATTTCCATTTTTTCAACCCCTAAAAGTATCCAAAGATTTTAGAATAAAAGGGCGGCGCAGCTATCCCCATGAAGGACACCTTAACAATGATTATCATGCACAAGAAGTGCAAAAAGTTATTGACACTCACTATATACATGGTATAATAGAATAAGGAAAAGAAAAAAGAAAAGGACAGGAGGCGCAGAGCATGGAGGGATTGACCGTATATAACCAGCAATCACAAGTTGCATATCAGCAGGAACTATCAGCAGGGCTTTTCATGGACTTTGTGAAGTGGGTAGACCGCAGCGCAAGAACAACCCGAACATATATTATCAATTTACGGCAGTTTGCGGCATGGTTGAAATATACTGTATGCACCCGCCCGGAACGCGAGGACATTATTTCTTATCGTGACTGGCTATTAAAAGAGCATGAAGCGATACAGATTGACCCGGAAAACGCGATTGGCTGGAAGTACAGAACGGATAAAAACGGAATGCCGTTAAAGATAATATGCAAGCCTGCCACAGTCGCGCAGTATTTGCGGAGCGTGTGTCAATTTTTTAAATGGACTGCTGCCAGTGGCTTATATCCGAACATAGCGCAGAACATACACGCGCCAAAGGTAAGTACAGAAGATTACAAAAAGGACGCGCTTACACCAGCAGAGGTATTGAACATTGAAAGTAGTATTGCACAAAAAGCGCAAGAAGCTATTGCAACTGCTGCCAGCTATGATAAAGACACAGCCGGGAGAATACAGAGAAGTACAGAGCAGGGCAAGCGGCTATTTGCTATGTATCAGTTAGCGGTAAATGCCGGGCTTAGAACAATAGAGATCAGCAGGGCAAACATAAAAGACCTTGAAACCAAAGGCGGGCAGTCATGGCTTTATATATGGGGCAAGGGCAGGAGCGAGGCAGACCAAAAGAAACCAATAGCCCCGGAAGTAGCAGAGAGCATAAAAGACTATCTGAAAAGCCGTACAGACCATTACACCGGCAGCAGCCCCCTATTTGTCAGCACAGGGAATAGGAGCGGGGGCAATCGGATTGCACCGACAACTATCAGCACCATGTTAAAAAAGGCAATGCAGGATGCAGGATTTGACAGCGAGAAATTGACCGCGCATAGCTTGCGGCATAGTGCTGGTACTGCTGCAATGGAAGCAACCGGGGATAATATCTATTTGGCGCAGGAGTATTTGAGGCATAGCGACCCAAAAACAACGGAGAGATACACCCACAGGAAGAAAGACGCAGCACAGGCGGCAATAGCCAAACAAATATATGACCTTTATCATGGGAATCAAAATAACAACCCATGGCAGCAGCTAGAACAGATCATAAACAAATTATCACGACAACAGTTGGCGCAATTAAAAGGAATAGCTACAGCGATGGCAACATTCTAAACAGAAAGGAAGTGTATATAATGCCATTCTTAACAAATGAGGACATAAAGGAACGTAAAGAGCAGGGGGCAAGAATGTATAAGCTGGATTGCGGATGAAGAATGTCAAACGAATTATTAACCCCTATCATAACAGCATTAAACGCATGGGAGCCGGAAACAGAAGTTGAAAAGAGAGATAAGCATATTTGCGAACTGGCTTTTATTCACGATATGAACGCGCAGCAAATAAAGAGATTGAATGACCCTCTTATTATCGGCATGGGAAACAGGAGCAAAGGAAAACTGCTATCTGCCACAAGTATATTATCAATATGCTATAAGTATTTCCCGGAGGCGGCAGACAGACCAAGAAAGCAGAACCCACATGCACAAAAACGCAATGAGGTATTTTCTGCCAGGAGAAACGGAGAAATAAACCGTCCCAAGATATGCGCTACTTGCGGGGCAAAGAAAGATATAGACTTATATCACATTATCCCGCTGGCAGCAGAAGGAACAAATGATTATTTCAATATGATTTATTTGTGCTATGACTGCCACATGAAGCTGCATCACCAGCTATATGACAAATTATCAATTCCTAATCAAGACTAGTTAAAATAGCTTAATTAGAAAATTGCACAAGAAGTGTAAAAGACATATATAATGCACTTTCACACAATAGGAGGTATATTTTTAAAGATGGCAACAATGAAGATATTTACGGCAGCAGTTGTAAAGGGAGGCACAGCAAAAACCACGACTTGCACTGCGCTTTCTCAAATAGCAGCGGCAGCAGGACAAAAGGTGCTTGCTATTGACCTTGACCCACAGGCGAACTTTTCAAGCTATATCGGCGCAGACCCAAACCAACCCGGTAGTTATGATTTACTAAATGGCGCAACTGCTGCCCTGCAACTTATCCAGCAGACGGAGCAAGGCATATTTGGAATATCAGCAAGCCGAAACTTGGGAGTGATTAAGACCACACCAGCAAGCGCAATGAAGCTGCAGAAAGCCCTAGATCCGTTAAAGAATGATTATGATGTATGTTTCATAGATACCCCGCCTGGAATACTAGAACTGCAAAATGTGGCTTTACACGCTGCCACAGGCTTAATAATTCCATTGGAGCCGGACAGCAGCAGTTTACAAGGGCTTTATCAGATTACGGATATGGCGAACCATGCAAAGAAGCGCAACCCGGATTTATCCTTTACTGGCATTGTCTTAACGAAGTATGACAGTCGCCCCGCTATCAATCGTTATCTGAAAGATGTACTCATAGAAAAGAGCGCAGAAATGGGAATACCGTATTTAATGGATATTCGGCAGGGTATAAAGGTTAGAGAGGCACAGGCAATGCAGCAATCATTATTTGACTATGCGCCCCAGAGCAATCCGGCAAAGGACTATAAGAAACTATATGAAATAATTATGGAGGGCTAGAAAATGGCAAAGAAAGATTTTAGCACAATGAATACCAGCAGGGCAGAAACCGTAGAGAGCAGCGTAATCATGCGAAAGCTGGAACAGGGGGCAAGTAATAAAGGGCAGCAGGGAAAAGCAACACAGCAGGAGGCGGCAGAGCGGGCAGCAGCTTTAAGGACGCAAGGGAGAAAAGGCTGCAAGGCTATTAGAATTAACATGGCTTTTACTCCTGATAATCACGAATTTATAAAGATAATGGCGCGGATCAGTGGCAAGACTATGACAGAATTTGCAAATTTGTGTATTGAGAAGTACCGGAAAGAACACCCAGACTTATACGAACAGGCAAAACAAATTATAGACAGCCTATAAAGAAAGGGGCATAGCATGGCAACAGGACAGGAGCGGCAGGAGCCGGAAATATTTGCACAAGAAGTGCAAGAAGGTAAAGAGGCAGCAGGGCGGCATATTCATAGCATTAGAATTTCCAGCAACATAGACCCGGAGAAAGCATGGCTTTATGATTTGAACCAAGAAAACTTTAAGAAGCTGACACCAGAGCAGCAGGAAGAATGGTTAGCGCACCAGAAAGAAGCTATGGAGAGATTTCCAGAGGCATTAGAGCGCATGGAAAATAGTATGAAATCTATAATTTTAGCACAAGGCGAAAGCATAAAAGAAGCCCACTTAATTCTAGCTGATATGTTAGGCGATATGCGTAAAATGATGTCAGAATCGTTTAAGTCTCTTTTCAATGCTGATGTGCTGGAATATACAAAGGAAGTATTGCAACGACTTTCAGAAGAAACAAAAGAAACATTGCAAGAAATTGAGGAAAACAATACAGAGGACACACCCAAAAGCACCCCACGACAGGCGAGAAATAAGGCAATAGAAAAAGGCGCGATAATGACTATTGAAAATCGTGTTGCATCACTATCCTCTAAAGAATTAGCAGACGCTCTAACAGGACACGCTATATTTCTATTGCCTAGCGATTCAAAAAATTTTGTTTTTGATAAAGGAAAACTGAATAGCCTTTCTTTAAGTGGCGACAAACTACTACCAGCAGAAAAAATTTATACAGCCGTTTTAATGGCGATATTAAAAATGGTTTTACAATCACAGAACCAAACAGGGGATTATTATATAACATTCTATGTAAATTCTATATGCAGGGAATTAAAAATAGACCCAAGAGAATTTTCCTCAAAAAGAAAAGAAAACAGCGAGTATAATAAACTATCAATGAAAGAAAAAAGGCTTGCTACTCTGGTAAATATAATATCACTATTTGACAGGGCAGTTGCAAAACTACCAGACGGCAGCTTTTACCGCGTACTTTCATTTTCAAGTTATGATGCAGAGAGCGACACAATGACAATAGATGCACCATACCTTTTCAAAATTAAAGAGATGGAAGAAGCAAAAATGACAAATATATTGCTTCATGGAAGTATTGCACAAGAATCAAATTTTGCGGCTGTGGAATTGGCAAACAGAATTTTAACAGGCTTAAAACAAAGAGGACTAAGGCCAGACCCCAAAACAGATAAAGACATAGAGAGAGAAAACAACGGAGAACCGCCATTAAAGAAAATTACTTATAAAGTAAAATATTCCACGCTTATAAGCGATTGCCCAATGCTGGAAAATGAGTTGCTAAAAATCGAAACAGAAAGCACGAAAAACAAGAGCCAAAAGAAAAATAAGAAGCTGAAAGATGTTTTCGGAGCGGCATATAGAATTATAAGGGATAAATCAGATGCTTTTACCTACTACAAAAATTTGACATTTTCGGTAATGAATAGCAAGACCGATGCAATAATAACACCAACACAAAGCCAGCTAAACGGCAATTTAATTATTACGCATGAGGGGAAAAACTGATAAAAAAGTTATGTGGGAGTTGGTTTAAGTTATGTGGGAGTTGGTTTAAGTTATGTGGGAGTTGGTTTAAGTTATGTGGGAGTTGGTTTAAGGCATTTTTAAAAAACCTAGTAAAATCAACGCTTCCGGGGTACAAAATTTTTCCTAATGTTTTAATCTTTTAATCTCTTAATACGCGCTGGCGGCTTACTTGACGTGCCGCCGCGCTCATCTATAATATATATGCGGGCAAACCTGCTGCCAGCTATTTTCTTTATCGGCAGCAGATAAACGAGTTTTTCCCTATTTTCCCTTTATATTTAGGGAATACCGCAAAAACTGTACAAAAATGTACGCGAAAAAAGGACGCTCCGAACCGGCAAGCGCAGAGCGTCCAACACACCCAACACTGGCGCAGCGTTTCCGGCGTGTATGGTTATTTTAGCACCAGCGCGGAAATGTTGCAAGATTCAAGAAAGGAAATCAGACTATGAACAGAGAAGATGCAAAACAAGAAATCCGGCGCAGAGTGAGGATAACCGACTATCTGGAAAAGAGCAAAGGCGGCTTGTACTGCTGCCCTTTTTGCGGGAGCGGTCATGGAGCGCACAAGACCGGCGCAGTCAAATATTATCCCGATACAAATACTATTTGTTGTTTCGGGGCTTGCGAAAAGAAAAGCTATGATATATTTGATGTTTACGCGAACAAATACGGAGCGGATTATAACACCGCATTACAAATGCTGGCGGGGGAAATCGGCATAGAGATAGACCCATACAGACCAGACGGAGCCGCCGATCAGCGCGAGGCAAGGCAGGATAAAGCCGTACAAGCCCCACAGGGCGATTTTAAGCAGCAGGACGATAAAAACACCATACAGGAGCAGAAGGCTCCGGAAAACGGCGCACAGGAGCGCACAGAGGGCAAAGCGGATTATACAGAGTATTACCAGTTATGCAAAGGGAGGTTAAACAGCCCGGAGGCAGTTTCTTATTTATCGGCAAGGGGAATCAGCGTCAATACTGCTGCTGCATATTGGATAGGATTTGACCCGGCGGCAGATTTGGCAAACGCTCCTGGAGGGCAGGGGAAAAATAAATTTCCATGCCCGCGCATCATCATACCGACAACCACAGGGCATTATATAGGGCGCAGCATATCCCCCGATACAGAACGCCCATTCCAGAAAATGAATGTAAAGGGCGGCAGTCCGGGGATATTTAATAGGCGGGCTTTATATGCACAAGATGTGCGAGAAGTATTCATAACAGAGGGGGCTTTTGATGCCTTATCAGTTATTGAGGCTGGGGCGGCAGCAGTCGCATTGAACAGCACCAGCAATGCAGATGCCTTGATAAAGCAGATTCAGCAGAAAAAGACCGCTGCCATATTGATAATATCACTTGACAATGACGAAAGCGGCAGCAGCGCGACACAGACGCTTATAGACGGCTTCAAATTGTTAAACCAGCCTCATATAGTGGCGAACATATCAGGGAAGTATAAAGACCCAAACGAGGCATTGACAAAGGACAGAGAGGGCTTTATAGGAACTATCAGAAAATTACAGAACCAGACAGCGGCAAGGCCGGACAATGTATCTGCCTATATAGACAATATCATGCAGCGGGATATTGACAGAATGAGAGGCGCGGAGGAAAGAAAGACAGGATTTGAAAGACTGGACGAAATGAGCGGTGGTTTATATCCGGGATTGTATGTGATAGCCGCTACAAGCAGTTTAGGAAAGACAACCTTTTCACACCAGATCGCGGACAATCTGGCGATAGCCGGAAATGAAGTATTGTTTTTCAGTATGGAGCAATCGAGGCTTGAACTTGTGACAAAGAGCATTGCAAGGATAACAGCGCAGGAGGATATAATCAAAGCAGTCACAAGCCTATCTGTCCGCAAGGGATATTTCCCGGACAATGTAAAGGCGGCAATCTCAAAATATAAAAGCGGCGTAGCGGATAGATTGAGCATAATAGAGGGGAATTTTAACTGCAATATTTCTTTTATCGGCGAGTATGTGAGGAAGTACATAAAAAAGAATCAGTGCAAGCCTATTATTGTTATAGACTATCTGCAAATACTCCAACCGGCAGAGGATAACAAGCACATGACAATGAAAGAAACGGTTGACAGTACGGTAACTGAATTAAAGCGCATCAGCAGGGAGCATGATATAACAGTTTTCATTATATCCAGCGTGAACAGGGCAAACTATCTGACACCGATAGACTTTGAAAGCCTTAAAGAAAGTGGCGGGATTGAGTACACCGCAGATGTTATTTGGGGCTTGCAACTTCAATGTCTGAATGAGCCTTTATTTTCAGAGGCAAACAAGATAAAAGAAAAGCGGTTGAGAATCAGACAGGAGAAAGCAGCAGAGCCGCGAAAGATAGAATTGTTGTGCTTAAAGAATCGCTATGGAGTAGCAAATTACAGTTGCGGTTTTGACTATTATCCAAAGTATGATTTATTCGTACAGACAACACCCGGAGAGTTTAACCCTTACTATGGGGAAAATCCTTTTGAGGAAACAGAGCCGGTAAAAAAGGCGGGGAGAAAGCTATAATTTGATAATCAGACCCACAAGGGGCGGCAATCCTGCTGCCTCTTTTTTATTGGCATGAAAAGGACAATTTGTCGATAGCCCTTATTTTGATATGCTGTCAATCCCTTATTTTCTGCCCCCTGCTGCCCGCTTTCCATTCTGGACTATCGACATTTTGTCTTGCTGCCAGATAGCTTTTAATCTGGTACAAATACTTATTCTTTTTGTTGTATAATAAGGATAGGAACAAGAAGTGCAAAAAGATATTTGTTATCTATGAAGTGCAAGAAGTTAAAGGAGGTATTTATATCATGGCGAAAGCTGAAACAGATAATGCAGCAGTAGAGGCGCGGAGGGCATACAAGAGGGAGTGGGCGCGGAGAAATCCCGATAAGGTAAAAGCGGCGCAACAAAGATACTGGGAGAAAAAAGCGGCGCAGATGCAGGCGCAGGAGCAGCAGGGGGCGCAAGCATGAACAGCCGGGATAAAGGAAAACGCGGGGAGCGGGAACTTGCGGCAATCCTGAAAGAATATGGATATAATGAGGCGCGGCGCGGGCAGCAATATTGCGGCGCGGACGGTTCTGCAGATGTGATAGGACTGCCAGGAATACACATTGAGGCAAAGCGTGTCGAAAAGCTGAATTTGACAATGGCAATGGCGCAATCCATGAATGACGCAAGACCCGGAGAAATACCGGCAGTATTCCACAGGAAGAACCACAGGCAATGGCTTGTTACTCTGACACTTGATGATTTTATGAAACTATACAAAGCAGGAGGGAAAGAGATTGAAATACAAGGATAAAACATTAGAGGCAATCAGGAGCCGGAAAGACTTAGAGCCGGTAAAGATAAGTCTTAGAAAGCTGCTTGCAAGCGGCGGCATGGAGCATTATTTGAATTTGTGTTCTGACAGGCTGGCAGATGAATTGATGATAGACGGAGAGGACACAGCTTTTAATTTTACTGATTTCCCGGACATTCTCTTTACAAGTGACGGCTTTTTCGATTGCCGGCACATTTTAGAGAACTATTTGCCGTTTGACACGCTGGCGGACGCATGGCAGCTATTGATAAAGGCAGAGAGGGAAAACAGCGAGATAAACAGAATGGCGGCAGATTTCCGAAAATTGAAATTGCGGGATTTGCTGAAATATTACATAAAATGGCAGTCGCACAAGACAAAGGACGATTCAGAGCAGGAGGCAAAGCAGCTTGTTTGCCAGTGGATAGCAACGGAATTGTGGAGCCGTTCTTTCTTTTCCGGCATTTGGAGAAAGGTAAGAGAGGCATTATTGCAGCTATATGTAAGCTGGAAGTATAAAGAGCTTTTCGACATTATGAGGACTGTTGCCGAAAAGAATAATTAAAAATCCTGCTGCCAGAGCCAGGGAAAGCACAGGGCAGCAGGACACGCGCCATTTATTAAAATTGTAAATGGAGGCGGTCACAATGTCAAGAAAGGCTAGAAGTAAAAGGTACAACACACGACCTAGTTATGACGATTTGGGACTATCCCCGGAGCGGCTTCAAGAAATACAGATGCGCTGCAGATCGGGAGCATTTGACCGGGAAACCATGCAGAGGGCTTGCGGCGGTTTTGAATGGATAACAGAGTTTATTATCTTATCGGCAACAAAGAACGTATCATTTGACCGGCTGGAATTTAATACAAAATGGGGGCGGATAAGTTGCGGGAAAACTGATTTTTACGCTTATAGGCGGCGATTTTACAGTAATTTGGACAAAGAATTGAACAGCAGCACAGGAGGCGCAGCGGTACATGGTGTATGAATTATTAAGCGAGGGCGCGGAGAACGCCCGGACAGCAAAGGAACTCTGCCAGGCATTAGGCATAGATGAAAAGGACTGGCGCATTGTTTCTAAAGCAGTTGAGAGGGAGCGCAGGGAGGGAAAGCCCATTTGCGCGAGCAGTAGCAGCGATTTCCCCGGATATTATAAACCGGCAAACCGGGAGGAATTGACGCGCTATATAGACCGGCTTCACAAGAGAGCGGGGGAGATATACAAGACGCGCAGGGCATTACAAAAGGTTTTAGAGGGAATGGAGGTATAGGCAATATGCAGTATGAGGTTGAAAAGACCATAGCGGAGATAAGCAGCACTGGCAGCACAGCAAAGCGATTGACCTTGACAAGCTGGAACGGAAACCTGGCAAAGCTGGATTTGAGGATATGGCGCATAGAGGGGAACGGAGATTCACAGCCCGGAAAGGGAGTTACACTCACAGAGGACGAGGCGGCAGCAGTCGCGGCGGCTATTTTTGATTATCTGGGAGGGCGCGGCAATGAGTAAAGTTTTGACACCTATTAAAGCAATCCGGGTAAAGTGCCTTGAATGTTGTTGTAACCAGCGGCAGGAAGTGAAGCTATGCACCGTCACCGGATGCAGCTTATACCCCTACCGCATGGGGCATAGACCAAAGCCCACAGAAAGCGGCGCAGAGGGCGCAGAAAATGAAAATTAGGGCTTGTATGGATAAATTATCAATGAGAGGGGGAAAGCGGCTAAAATGGCAAGCTAGCCCCCTAGTTATTTGAATAGCGGGCATAGTATGAACAGAGGGCGCACCCATGAGCAGGGGAGCGTTCTTTTTTATTGCCCTTTTCCTTTATAGGAGGTATATGCTTTTTGCACTTCTTGTGCAATCCTGCTGCCATAATGTAAGCATAAAAGGCTTTTCTGTACGCAGAAATTGAAATAATGTCGGCAGAAATGCGATTTATGCCGGAAGAAATAAACTGGAAGTGAATGGAGATTTCCCGGAGGGAATACGCATTTCCCCGGAGGAAATAGCAATAACTCCGAGAGAAACCCGCATTGTTCCAGGAGAAATGACGGTTTTTCCCGGATAAATAAAATATGCCTGGCATGGCAGCAGGACGGACGCACCCCAACCCCATAATTACCAGCACCCCGCAGGACGCGCCACAAGCCCCATATAGCCCCTTTTATCCTGCTGCCCTATAAAAAACTACCCATGACCGCTTTTATCGTCTGTATGGAGAAGATAGAGCGGTGTTTTCCGCTGTACTGCTGCCACTCACAACAATACAGTTGCCGGTAAAGGGAATTTTCCCTTGCCCTCTGTTTTGTTACTTTTCCAAAAGTAACGCAAAAGCACTTCTGACAGCCGGAGCCTATCAAAAGTGCCTTGCGCCCTGCGGGGCTTACATTCCAAACAGATCGGCGTGTGTGCCGGTTCGGTCTAATCTCAATTCATTTCCGACTTGTTTATAAATTAGCAGCCAGTCCGGGGCAATATGACATTCCCTATATCCGGCATAATTCCCGGTCAAATTGTGGTCTTTATTCTTTTCCGGGAGCGGGGCGGGAATACGCAATGTATCAATAGCTTGTTGGAGCAGGGGCATTTTATACCCACGCTTTACGCATAACTTGAAATCTTTCTTGAACTTTGTGGAGTATCTAACATCAAGCATTTGTCATTCCTCCATCAATTCAGCAAATAAAGCCTCTGTACTGCCAGTAAAGAGAGTGCCGCCGCCGTTCTCCAATTCCTCAATAGAGGCGATTGTTTCGGCATTTGGCTTTTCCTCTGGTACTGCTGCCCCTTGCAGATAAGCAACAATATAATACATTTTGCTATCCGGTATCTGGTCTATAAGGCTTTTTGCCATTTCCTTATAACTCATAGAAAACACTTCCTTTCACGGTCTGATAATAGATATACCCCCGGATTATCGGGGCTATTCTTCTTTATCGGGTATATACTCCATTAAGTCACCTGGCTGGCAGTCAAGCAGTTTGCACAGCTTTTCTAAAGTTTCCGTTCCAAGATTCCCTTTACCATTTTTCAAATTGTAATATGTCTGCTGCCCCATTATTTTATTTTGCCGCAAATAATAGGTTGAGATTCCTTTTTCTTCCAGCAGTTTAAACAATTTGTCATAGCTTATAGCCATTCTCACACCCCTTTCTATTTTTCTATGGAATCGGCAATATACAGACCCCGGTTCCACTATACAAATTATAGCATAGAATATGCACTTTTACAAGTGTACATTATGTACAAATAATAGTGCATAATATGGTCAAAAGTTTGTACATAATGTCAATAGACTATGGTCAAGAAGTAGTGTATAATAGATTTATCAAATGAAACAGGAGGCAACAACATGAAACAAATTACCAACATTCGCAAGGCAGTATGTGCAATGGCGAATCAGCTTCGCAAGCTGGGGTACACACTTTCAAAGGCTTTCAAAAAGGCATGGCGGCGCGCAAAGCTGACAATGACTATCCGGGCAGCAGGAACGACATTCGGGAACCGGCAGGAGCGTTTGAACTTCTTAAAGAACTTTAAGCCGGAAGATTTGACAGTAACCCTTGACCGCGAGGCAGACAACCAGCACGACAAGAACGCTATTAGAATCACGGTTCACATTCTCCCGATAGAGAGAAAAACCGTTATCGGATATGTGCCGGCTGGACTAGCGCGGGAACTGGCAAAAGCAATTGACGCGGGCGCACAGGTAAGGGCAAAGCTGCTGCAGATTATTGGTGGGTACTCTTACAAAGAGAGCCTGGGCGCACTCATTAATATTGCAGTATAAAGAAAATGCCCATATCTGAGCCGGTAACTCTGATATAGGCAGTAACCCGGAAACCATTACCAAAAAAGTATCAGGGTATGAGGGGATTATAACATTCCCTCTGCCCTCTGTAAAGAGAGGATCTTAATAAAATGAATTATCCAAATTTAAAGGAACTGATAGAAACCCATGATTACACTATAGAAACTTTTGCAAGTCATGCGAATGTGACAGTTGGAGTGTTGAAAGCTGCCCTTGAAGGGAAAGAGGAACTTACACAAAGTGAATTATACGGAATCGTGAGATTGACAGGCTTTCCGTACAATGCACTGATTTGTCCAAAACTGATTATGATGGACAA